GCAGATATAAACAAACAAATTGCGGCTGAAATGAAAAACCTAGGCGTTAAAGAAGCTGTTGAAGCTGAGGCGTACTATGCTGATAAGAATAAGAAGACCAAAGAGACCTTAAAGAAACATGACAAGGCAATGATTAAAGTAGCAAGAGATTCTATTAAGAAATATCAGGACAAGAAAGATACTAAGGAAGCTAAGAAACCCGTATCTAAGATGACTCCTGCTGAGAAAGCTGCCGATGCTAAAAGACGAAAAGAGTATAACGCATATCAGAAATCTAAAAGATAGTAAATGGTGGTATAGTTATGAGTAAGGCATTGATCGGAATTATTGTTGCTATGGGTTTATCATGTATGTTATACTATCAATTCTCTGTTGTCCCTATGCAGGTTAAACTAGAAGAACAGACCAAAGTTATTCTAGCACAAGACC